TAGTTGCATTTGAACCAATTGTTTTTGTTTTAAAAAGAGAAAATACTGCTGCACTTGCATCTGTTAATGTTACAGTAATACTATCTCCACTACCTGAATCATCAGATACTAAAATACTTTTTACGATCGCTCTAGAATTACTAGGCGATGTATACACTGTCGTGTTATCTGTATTTGTAAAATCTACTTTTGCGTTTTTATAAATATTAGCCACTTAAAAACCAAGAGAATCTCTCTTGCTCCTGTTCTTGTTCTTCTGTAAACGTTGAATTTAATTGCTCTACAATCAACGCAATAGCTCTGTTAATTTGTTTTTGGTTAGAGATATCGTACTCTTCTTTTGGTTCCGGTAATCTTATTACTATTTTAGCCATTATCTTCTACCATCTGGTTGTACGTCTAATCTAAATGTGCCAAATCTCCAAGACTCAGATACAGCATCATTCTCTATCTTAATATTTACAAATCTTCCACGTGCTCTTGTATCCTTTTTATCAGTACTTGCCGTAATTGTAAATGGACTCAAAGTGCTTGTAGTTTGTGAATCTGAGGGATATCTTTTAACAGCTAATGTTACTTTTGCGTTACCTGCTAATGTTTTAAAATCTGGTAAAAATCTTCTGACAGCTAAAAATACATCACCTGCTATAGCATATGATTGACCTCTCTGCATTTGTTGGAGATCATAGTCATAGGATTGTACAAAAGATGTTACTGTCGTTGTAGATCCATCAGGATTTACTTGATCTGTACCTACCTCGTGTTCAAATAATGTAGTCTGCCCGAGCCCTGATTCTCCTACAATGACTGGAAATGTGCCTGACGCACTGTCATTAAATTTAGTTGCAAAAGGTGTTGGATAAACTGTTGCATCAATCCAGGTAGTTCTAGCTTCTGTTCCTATATACCAGACTGGACCTGTTCTAGAATTACTTTCACCATAATTATATACAACATATTGATCATTGTATTCTGAATTTGTTGATGGATAATACCAAGTTACTTCTGTAAATTGATTATTTAATCCTGCATATACTTGTTGTCCTTTTGTAGTATCTGCTTGATCATATACATAATCTTGCACTGAACATGGTATAGATTTAACTGTACCATCAAACGCAAAGAAACCATTTGGTGACATCCAATATGCAACACCATCTATTTCAACAGCTGCATTCTTACCAATCAATCCACAGTTTGTACCTACTTGCTCAAAACCAAATACAAAATCTCCACCAACAAATTTCATGGTGTATAATGCATTATCTGTCCAAACTAAAATTGATTCTTTAGCTTTTAAAGCACCCATAATTCTTGTGCCATCTTGAAGTCTTTGTGATCCAGCAGTATTAATTGCTGTAATAGTATAATCATTTATATCTTCTTGTTCTGAAAACCTTATAAACATATCATCTTGTGTTGCTGTATTACCAATTGTTGTTTCTGTTCCGAGATGAATTAAGTGACGTGTTGTTGGTGAAACTAATGTCACCCTTGTTGCAGTTGGATTATTTGTAGTTACAAAACCGGAGGTTGCTGTTGATGCTCTTACAGTTAGTGGATTAGTAGCACCAGCATTCCATGTGAATGTTTTACCGTTTGCAATAGTTGCAACTAGCACCTGACCAAAATTACTTAATGACCAAAGACCCGGTTCAAGTGTTATATCGTTTGCAGATGACGCTTCACCCCAGTTCCCTGCTCCCCAAGTATCTGTACCCCAACCATAACCATATGATTGTGCAGCAGGACCCACTGGCTCGTAAGGAATTAATTCTATACTACCACCTGTAGATACAGTCGCCGATGCATTAGAGCTTTGTGTGACTGTAAACACAGAAGCCGATGTAACGGAAGTTACTTGAAAGTTTTTATCTTCAAAATCAGAGTCTGAATAACCTGTACCACTAGGTAGAGTTACATTATTAAATTGTACAATGTCTCCTGCTACTAACCCATGTGCAGATTTAGTTATAGTGCAAACAGCCGAGCCAGATGTAGTTGCAAGTGTTGCACTACTTAAAGCTGCTTTCACAGGTGTGATGTCATATAGTTGACCTTCAAAATATAATAATAAAAACTTATCTGTTCCTATGGCAACGTATCTATTACCATCAAGATCAACAAATGCAAACTGTCGTCTAGCAACACCACATATAGTATCTGTAACAAGCGACGACCAGCCACCAACTTTTTCTGGTAGTAAATATCTAAATCTTACATTATCGCAATCGACCCAACGTTGTTCAGCACCAACAGATGTGTTTTGTTTGTCAATCCCTGGAAAGAATGTAAAATCAAGCAGAGCCATGTTGTAGCCCCTATATTTTATCTTTGTATACCCAGCCTAGTGTTGCATTAACATAGACTAAAGTAAATGCAGAACCATTAGCTGAAACAACTAAATCAGAAGTACCGCCTAAAATTTTAGAACTGTTTCTACCGATTGTTAAATTGTTAGATGCAAGATTATTACCTGAATCTATAAAATGTACTTCATTACCTATTGCAGGCGATGCTGGTAGATTAATAGTAATAGGTGTACCAATACCTCCACCTGAAGTATCTATTAAAACTTGATCACCATTAACTGTAGTATAAGTAGCGGATGGTGTGTAATACCCTTTTGTTTGTAGTTTACCTGTAATGTTTGTACCATCAGAATATAAAACTGTTGTTGATCCGATTGGTAAAGCTAGCCCGGTTCCTGATACAGTTTTAACTGTTAATGTATAATTTGAAGCTGATCTAGATGTTGCATCTTCTACAATAAAAACTCTTTCTGCAGAGTCAGGCATAGTAACTGCTCTGTTTCCAGCTAATGTACCAGTTAGTTTATAGTATAAATTTTTACCATTTGCTGTAGCATGATTTGCTAGAGATAAAGCTACATCTCCAGATGCTACATCTAACGATAAATATCCTGATGATGCTTGTTCTAATATTTGTAAATTTGTGTTTGTAATTGTACCCCAGGTACCTGATTTTTCACCTGTGGTAATTAATTCTAGTTTTAAGTCACTTGACGTACTCGATGCCATATATTTCTCCTACGGATTATTCGGGTCAATAGGTACCCAGGTACCAGTTGCCCCCGGAACTATCGGGTTCCATGATATCACAGAAGAGGTACCTGTTGCAAGGTTTATTCTTACCCCAGTTAATTGAACTGTTTTAGCTATACTTACATTAATATTACCTACTGATATCTCTATTTCATTACCAGTAACAGATAGTCTTGCAGAAGCTGTAATACCTACAGTTCCAGTACTAACATTAACTCTGTTTCCTGTTAAGCTGACAAAGACTGTTACGCCACCTGGATCGGCAAAAGGTGCTCCGGCAAATGTGCTTCCTCCAAAATACATATTCTATCCTAATGATGTTTGTACTGGTTCCCAAGTCATAGTAGCACCTGGTACAATACCATCCCATTTTTTAATTAATACAGAACCATCTGCAACATTTATTCTACTACCATCTGGAGTAACACTTGCTTTTGCTACGATAGTTACTGTTCCCGTTGATAAATTTACTCTATTTGTTGTAACGGTTACAGTTGCATTTGCTGCTGTCGTAACATTTCCTACCGTTACATTTACTCTATTTCCTGTTACTGATAAGTTTGCATCTGCAGATATAGTTACAGATCCTGTACCAACATCTACTCTAGAACCATTTGGTAATACAGTTGACTTACCAATTGTTGTAACATTTCCTGTGCTTGCATTTATTCTTGTTCCATTCGCAGCATATCCAAAACCAACGATTGCTGTTCCTGTATTTACATTTACTCTAGACCCTGTAAGAGCTAATGTTGCTTTTGCAACAATGGTTGGATCACCGCTAGATACATTAATACGACTACCTGTAGCTGATACATTTATACCTGTACCTTCAGTAATAGTTACATTACCGATAGTGAAATTAAGTCTGTTACCAGTAACGCTTAAATTTGCATTACCTACTAAACCTACTGTGCCTGTTGATTCATTAATTCTAGACCCAGATACGTTTACAAACGCGTTAGGGTTAAATCCTGAGTCTCCAAAAGGTGCTCCTGCAAAGGTAGTTCCGCCAAAAAACATATTCTATAATCCTTAAAAGGGAG